CACCTTTAGCAAGTGACTATGAGATTTTGATTTCTGACATTACGATTACACTACTTTATAGTTTTGTTTTTCATAATGGTTGATTTTATTTTTCTCAATTCTGATGTATTTGAATTTCATGACGTTATTATGTTCTAACTTTGTTAAGTTTTTTCGTGATAACGGTTTGTTTTTTAAAATTACTGATGATGTTATTCTAATCTCCCTGTCTGGAGAGAGCTAACAAATGACAAATACATTCAGGGGTTATATTATTATGGACCCTTGTTTAATAATGCCCATGTTTGGCTTTATTTATTTTATTTTATCCACATTATATGGATGATTCATTTCGTGGTCCTAGCGAAGTGAGTTTGTTTATTTTGTGATGAGTGGACACGGTCGCCACTTTAAATACAGATAGAAAAACAGGAACGTTTTTTCTATAATTGTGAACTTTTTTCTCAAAAAAGTTTTTTCGATTGCAAACTTTAATTTGTTTTTTAATGATTTTAATACTGTGCAAGAAATTGTATCAAATGATACAGACGTTGATGATGTTGTCTATTCGCCAATGCCTGATGATCATGTTGTTACGCCTCAGAGATTTATGGTAGAAGTGAAAGAAGAAAAAAGAAGAGAAACTGATGATTTTAAGAATAAAGTTGAGATTATGAGTAAGTACTCTTCTTTAGGGGTCAGGGATCCCAAGGTTACTTCAATGATACTTGAAAAAGAATTACGTGTAAATAGTACTAAGGAGAGTTTTAAGCGACAGATTGCAGTTGCAAAAAAGAAACAACATTTTGAAACTGCTAATATTTTGGAGAAGAATTTAAATGAGTCTTTGAATGCTATTGAGTGTGATTTGGAACGTAGGATTAAATGGTATGAGAGACATGGAAATATGGCTCAATATGAAGAATTACATAATGTGCCTGAGAAGAAGACTGTTCGAGTTAAGAATATTTACAAAGTTGTTAAAGCTGCGCATTTAGATTCTAATGATGAGAAGTCCATTTTGATTAATGCGAGCAGAGATGCTTTGAAGAAATTTGAAAAACTTGAAGTGCGAGCAACTTTGAGAGAGAAAGAGAAACGTGTTTCTGATCGACGACGCCAGGAGGCTAGCTTTTCAGAGACTATGTTTAATGACACATTACTTCCGAAGAAAAAAGAAAAAATCAAAGGCTGGAAAAATATTGAAGATTTTACAGCGGATGATTTTAAGACTGCTGAGATGTGTGCCAATGTTTTCATTGATGATTGGTTTCCAGAAGTTTGGTATCATGATGATAAGATTTTTGAAGAGCCTGAAGATTTCAGTCCAGCCCCTATTGAAGTGTGTAGATCATATGCTAAAAGGATATTGAACGAACAACATGCTATTATGGTGGAATCTGGGCGTGAGATGTCTTTGCAGGATATCATTAAGTTTAACAGAAGTGCTCTTTTTAAAGCTAGAGAAAATGGCAATCCTAAATTCTTTGTAATGAAGTCTACTGGTCAAAAGTTGGAGGTTAATACTGCGACAGCTGACAAACTTGTTGCGAAGATGGAAAAAAGAATGATGCATAAGCTTGGAATTCGAACTGAGAAAACTCAGGCCGGTTGTGATGATCTTAGTGGACATAAAATGTTTGAAAACGAAGATTTAACACCGGAAGAGCAATCTCGATATGAAGATCCTCAAGTTGTGGCTGCTGAGCATCAGTTTATTGAAGGTGATTTTCAAAGTTTTGATAGAAGAACACCTGAACAAAAAGCATATATGGAGCGGATTCATGAAGAGAATATTCGTGTGGCTATGATGCATGATGTTGATTTTGTACCAAACCATAATTGGGGAAGCTTTAACGAATATTTTACGACACGAGCGAATTGGGTGTATTCTGAAACCTCTGGTGTCTATGAATGTGAAAATTTTGACAGTTTTACTGAAGACAAAGATGATTATTACCGAAGGCATTCTGACGAGTTTGATCCTTATTGTGAGTTACATTATTACTATGAGGAAAAATTTAACCAGCATGACGAAAGTGATTCTTCATCTTTAGGTCTTAATGAAATTTTTACCGACAGTGAAGCTGACTCTTACAGTAGTCCCGAAAGTAATTTTGCCTTCACAGATGAATCTGAACATGAAGTTATTGTCCATACTGAATCAGGGAGGGAAAGTTCTCCAGAGATTGATAGTGAAGATTATGCTTATTTGAAGTCTGCTGAAAGACCTGCGTTTCCTAGCTTGTCTGGGAAATACGATGAAGCCCTCGCTGAAATACGGAGGAAGAATGATGAAACAAGAGCCAATTTTGTGAAAGATATGGATAGTTTTCATACGTTTTTTGATGATGATAAGATGGTTGAAGTTGAGCATCCCATGGGGAAATCACGGTCTCGTTTTGTTCCTGAAATTGAGTTCGTTATCAAACAGGGCCAGGAGATTTCTTTTAAGAAACGAATGGAAACTTGGTTACATGATGTCTCAAATAAAAGTAAAGCTTGGGTTGAGAACACTGTTTTTGGTGTTAGTCAAATGCTTGAAGGTTTAATGACTCTTGAGGAATTTTTACATCCCATGGCAAAACTTGAAGAACTTGTTGGTCCAAAGATCACAAATGCAGTGAAGGATATTTTGTCTATCTCTTGCTTAGTGTATCTTTTGCACCGATCAAGAACTTATTTGGACGTTTCTGCTGTCGTAGTATCTTATTTAATGGGACATGGTATCGATCCAATGCTTGGTATTTTTAAAGACGTTATTGACAAGATTTCCTCTTTGTTTTATACAAAGAATGCTGTTTTTACAGAAGCAGGAGAAGAGTTGTCCGACTTTGAAGTAGAGAAAGGATTTTCTTTAAGTCAACAACTTACTAGTGCTGCGGGTTTTATGAATACGCTTTTTAATTCTGAGTTCGCTTTGGCAATAAGAACACTAGTTTTGTCAGTAGTTGCTCTTAAATGGGTGCCCATTGGACATGTCAAAAAGATTTACAATATACTTGGTAAACCTGCTAAGATGACGATTATCGATATTATTACATCTTTACTAGAGTCCTTGGGTTCGCTGGTTGGTATTGCTGAATCAGTTGAGCGCGGGGTTCCTTTTTCTAAGTACGTTATGAATCAAGATCCCGTAACTATGTTTTTTATTGATGGTGAAGAAGCCCTGCGAAAGCGAGGAAGAGTTTATGTTGGTGCTCCAGTGCCTGGGAAACATTGCCAGGAGGAGTACCGCCGTCAACTGGGAGTTTTACTTGTTTGTGGAAATGATCTTCTAAAACGTTTGGGTAACAATCCCTTCGAAACAAGGAAACAGAAGCTTAAGAAACTGTTGGAGAACCTGGGTGATGCTGCTTATGAAATCGATGAATATGTTCGAACTCATGAGCGAACACCGCCAATTATTTTTGTTTTGCATGGTGACCCCTCAGTCGGCAAAGGCTTTCTTGTTGCTTGGATATTAAATGTATACTCAAGGACTAGGAATTGGAAATTTGAGAACGGAATGTTGTTTTCGAAAGGAAGAGAAACAGATTATTGGGAAGGTTATGATCCATCGAGTATGCCTTTTATTTTGATGTCAGAACTGGGTAATACAAGTAATGTTTTGTCAATGCGTGAAGTCGACAAAGAGCTGATTAGTTTACAGTCTTTGTGTGACTCCTTGCCTTTTATTTGTAATATGGCTTTCTTGGAAAAAGGAAAAATTTATGCTGATCCTAAAGTCGTAATTGTTGATACAAATAATCCAGATTTGCATTTAGATAAACAAGTCTTTTGTGAGGCTGCTTTTAAAAGGAGAATTTGGTATTTGCACGTTCGTGTGAAGACAGAGTTCACTGTTTCGAATGGAACCGCCATTGATAAGAAGAAATCCCTTGAAGCTGGAGGAAACATTTTAGATAGGTACTTGTTTTCATTGACACGTTATACTGCCAATGGGAATAAAGCAGTTGTCATGGAAGATAAATCGTTCGGAGGATTGGACATTTATGATGCTACGCTGCAATTGCATTTGATGATGAAAGAACACATTGAGACTAATGCAAAAGTCAAAGAGCTAATCAACTACAATTTTGTTGATGAGGTAATTGGAACTTGGGGAGCTACCAAAGTCCCTTTGCGTATTCCTGATGATTTTAAAGAAGGTTATCCTATGCCAGATATTAGAATTCCTGAAGAGCCAATGGATTTGGCTCCTGCGTTTTCTGATTTTTATCTTGCTGATGTTTTCACCGAAGCTGGATATGAGATTGACATTGATGATCCTCGCTTCCGTGCTCTTGGTCCTGATATTGGTTCGAGAATTGCTGAGCAGGTCGCTGAGATACAAGAAGCTGAGGAACATGACAACGGATTGCTTCGTCAAGCTAAATATTATCGGACATTGAATCGTCTTGAGAGTTGGAAAGAAAGTTGGGGAGCAGTTTTCCTGAGTGTTGCAATGGTTTATGCTTGGGTCAGAGATTTTATCACTCTTCTGTTGTTTTGCCTACTCTTGTTCGTTAGAACGAATTTGTTTGGTAAACTCTTGTTTAAATACTTCTTTACAATTGTGTCTGCTTTGTTTTTATGGGCAGGAATGACTTGGGCTGCTTCAATAGTGATGGTATGGTCTGTGATTTGTGCAGAGTACATTGCAAAGAAAGTTACCTATGGTTACATATATTTGTTTGAAAGGTTTTGCTTACCCAAGTTAAAAAGTAAAATTGATTGGTACATGTTGAGATTAGGGTTAAGAAAAGCTACTACTCGAGCAGAGCAAGCAGTTTACCGAGATCTTTATCACCCTTATAACTTTGTCAAATGTGCAGGTGCCGTGGTCCTTATTGGTGCAATTGTCGTTATTATAAAGAAGTTTTATGCGAATAAACGAAAGGTTGTTACCGAAGGGTTACATCATTCTACTTTTGAAAGACCTTCTGAGTTTGATGAGGACATTAAGGAACTAGAGATCGTTGATGGGGTTGGAAAGAATATGGTTCATCCCGTTCATTCTGAAAATCCTGAATCTTGGAATAAAGTACATCTACAGAGATTGTCCAATTTTACTGGTGATCCCTTGATATTGTATCAGAAACTTTCTCGAAATTTGAGGAGAGTTGCTGTTAGGAAATTGGGAGAGAAGATCGGACAAGTCACATACGGTTTGGGTGTTTGTGGTACATACATGTTGATTAACAAACACATTTTTGGAAAAAATACAGTTGCAGAAGTCGAAATCTATCAAGGATTTGATATCAAGCCTGGAGAAAAAGGCCAGAAGATTGTTGTGAATGTTGAAACTTCAGCTCCAATTGGAGTCGATTTTCTTATGATTAATACCGTTGGGCAACACTTTCATGATATAAAGAAACACTTTGTTCGGGGTAAATTTGAGAGTGGTCAAGGAATTATTCGTGGTGAATTTGTGAGAGTTAAAAGACATTCTATACGACAAAAGTTTTGTGATGATGAGGTGCCGTTTTATAGTAATGATTATTTTATATATAAAGTCGCTCACCATCCTGGTATGTGTGGTTTGCCTCTTATTGCTAATGTTGACACCAAAGGATGGGCAATAATTGCTTTGCATAGTGGTGGAGTTGAGATGCCTAATTTGGATAGTTATGGTTTGCCTGTTGAGATGTCTGACATTGAGCATGGCTGTGATTTTCTAGATCATGAGCTCGGACCTAAAATGAAAATTTTTTCAGAGGGAGCCATTGAGAAAATGCAGATGCCTAAGCGGAAGAGTGCAGTTCGCCATATTGATTTGGAATATTTACACTATGAAGGATCTACTGGGGAACAAGTCAATATTCATCAGAAGTCGAAAATCATGGAAACTCCTTATACTGAGGAAGCAGACGAATTTATTGAAAAGGAGTTCGACTTCCATAGCGACCAAAAGTTAAACAGACCGCTGATGGAACCAATGAGAAGAAATGGAGAATACATTGACCCGTATATTAACGGTCTTAGAAAGATGAATATACCAACTCCTTATTTGAAAGAAGAAATCATGGATGTTGTTATTCTTCGTTTGACTGAAAGAATAGTTGATGGATTGAAATCCAAAGGAGTTAAGAAATTGTGCCCCATTAGTTTTTTGGAAGCTGTGAATGGAGTAGAGCAAGATACTTTTATTAAAAGGATTAACGCATCAACTTCGGGCGCTTATGGATGGCCTGGTCCAAAATCTACTTATATGCCTTTAAATGCTGATGGTGTAACAAGAGAGCCCACTGAAGCATTACGAAGAGATTGTTTAAAGATTTTGAGAAGTTATGAACGCGAAGAAACTGCTAATCCTCTGCACAAAGTGCAATTGAAAGATGAACCGAGAGAACAATCTAAGTGTGAGTCTGGTGCAACTAGACTCTTCTATATGAGCCCTCTAGATCATTTAATTGTTTGCCGTATGTACTTGGCTCCGTTCTATTCGTGCATGGTTGCCAATGGAGATGTTTTTTGTGCTGGATTAGGTTTTAATATGTTGAGTGATGGAGACAAAATTGCAAAGAAATTACGAGATTTTAGTGACTATTTTCTTGAAGGTGATTATTCCGGATTTGATGTTTCATTTTCAGGTTTCATATCTTGGATGTGGTCTTCTGTTGTTTTAAATGTTCTTCGAGAATTTGGCTACAATGAATCTGCTCTTAAAAAAGTTCAAGGGATTTTGTCTGATAGCATTTATCCTATGATTACGTTGCTTACCGATGTTTTTATGAAATTTGGTATGGTACTGTCTGGGAAATATGCAACAGCAGAGTCAAATACTGGAGGAGGTCTATGTATGCTGATGTATGCATGGTATGCTAACCCTCTTTTAGCTGATAAAGATTTTTTTGAGTACGTTTTACCTTTGCTTTATGGAGATGATTTTCTTGTTGGAATCAAAAGAGGATGTGAAGATACTATTGGTGAACTCTTTAACAATTTGACATATCAGAGAGATTGTAAAGAGTATTTCAACATGAAAATCACTCCATCACAAAAAGACGGAGTTTTTGAGAAATTTTTGAGCTTTGACAATATTTCGTTTCTGAAAAGAAATTTTGTCTGGCATGATTTGTACGGAAAGTTTGTTGCGCCATTGAGTCTAAATTCCATTAGGAAGTCTTTAATGTGGTATATGCCGTCTGTTGCTGTTACACGAGAGCATCAGACAATTGCTTCATTGAGTTCTTCTTTATGGGAGTTATTTCTCCATTGTAAGTCGCGTGATCAGTTTGAAAATGTTAGGAACTATTTCTGTGGATTATTGGAAAGACATTTTGGAAATACAGACGGAAATCTTTTGTTCCCCACATATTTTAAAATTGGATCGACTACACGTTTGCTGCAGTATAGTGAGGATGATAAATCAGAGAGTTTTTATCCTGATGGTGATGGTTCTACTGTTTCATGTTTACCTGCAGGGGAATTGAGTGCCTTTAAAGACTTGTTAATTCCATCATTCGAACAGGAAAATGGGTGTATTTCTGTTTTTAATCAACACTCGCAAAATACCAACAGTTTTTAGATTTGAGAGATTCATTCCGCTGTGAATTAGAGGAGGTAGAAAAAGAACTTGCTGAGGAAAAACTTGACCCTATAGTTGATAGTTATAGAGTTAGTCATGACCCCCTCTTTAAACGGCATTATTTGGAAATCGCGATTGAACACAGGAGACTATTGGATCGAAAGGCCGACTTGGAGTCAACGTTGGAAATGTTGGAGAAGAAAATACATTTCACTCGCGTCGTTAACACTGAGTCAATGCAAGAAGGATCTATTGATGTGGAAATGAAAGTACATGAGAATTTAACAGATGTTGTTGGAGACGATGTTTCGTCCACAACTGCTGGAAGCAGTCAACAACCGTCCACTGGACAAAGGAATCTGTTATCAATAGATGATTTCTTTTCTCGACCCATTAGTATTTATACAACATCTATTAGTTTGGCAACACCGTTAACTTTACAGTTATCGGTTTGGGATATTTATTCGAAATCTGCTTCCGTAAGAGCGAAGTTTAGGAATTATGGTTGGTTTAGAGGGGACTTGTGCTTGAGAATTGCCATTGCTGGTACACCATTTCATTATGGTAAAGCATTGATCTCTTATCAACCTTACGCTAGTCAGAACGATAATATCACGAATCATAAAACCAATTTGTCTTGGGAAGCGAATTGGCGTCCTTTACTCCTTAATTATTTGTCGCAGGCTCCTGGAGCTGTTTCAATTGATTTTCGGGGCAATAGACCTGTAGATTTAAGGTGTCCCTTTATCTCACCTAAGGGTGCACACCGATTATTTAACACCAGTGGGGCTGCTTTGGCGTCAGCATCGTCTTATGAGGATTTTCTTGATGCTGGTGATTTGTTCATATATTCGATAAACAATCCAGATGCTGTATCTGCTGATGCAACTGCCATCTCTTTGCACATTTATGCTTGGATGGAAAACGTTGAACTTGGTCCCCCTACTGCAACTCAAATTGTTGTTGCGACTGAATCTGGAGACGAAAGAAAGATTGGACCAGTTCAAAAGTTTAGTTCCGCAGCTGCCACTGTGTCAAGTGCTTTGTCCGTTATACCTGAGATCGGTTTTTTGGCTAAGGCTAGTTCTATGTTTTTTAGCGGGTTATCCGGGATATCTTCGTGGTTTGGATGGTCAAGACCAGGAGTTATGGATGAACCAAAGTTTGTTAAGAACAGACCTTATGCAAATATGTGTACCACAATTGGTTTTGAAACGGTTGATAAATTGGCTTTGGATCCTTTACAAGAATTAACAGTGGATCCACGTGTGTGTGGAGTTACTGACGATGAAATGTCTTTGGCCTTTCTTTGTTCTGTACCTTCTTATTTGACAACTTTTACTTGGGCTGTTACCGACACAATCTTAACTCCTGCAATTTGGAGGAGTAAAGTTACACCAGAACTTGATACAGCTGTTGTCTCACACACGTTTTTACACCATCAACCTACAGCTATGTCATTTGCTGCTGTACCCTTTCGATTTTGGAGAGGAAAAATTAAATTTCGATTAGAGATTGTGTGTTCCCAATTCCACAGAGGAAAAATTGCGATAGGATGGGAGCCGAATTTGAATCAGGCTGCACTGTTTGATACTCAGTATTTTTTGAACAAGAATTACACAAAAGTGATAGATATACAAGAAACTCAAGATATTGAATTTTGTGTTAATTATGCTTCACCGTATGTATGGTTAACAATGCAGAACAATCCAAATTGGAATTATGGTGGATCTTTTGATACAAATAATCCTTCTAGTAACAATGGTTTTATTTACATTGTTCCTTTTACAGAATTACAAGCACCAATGACTAAATCAGTTTTTGTTAATGTCTACGTTTCTGGAGAAGATATGCAATTTAACAGATATGATCCGTTGTGGTTGCCGCAGTATAGAAGGGTATTTACGAATTCTGCGAGAGAATCGGTTGATCCCGAGATAGGTTATACGTGCTTAGAATTGAATGAAGCAGTATCTAATGCCAAGGGAACTTCTGATTATTGTTTTGGAGAACAGCCTCTATCTTTTAGAGCTCTATTGAAACGTTATTGTAATTATCAGACCTCGATTAATGCTACAAATGGAGTTGCGCATAATGTTGCTCTCAGTACGAGACCTATTATACCGAGTGCTAGTCCCGCTTACTCTACTACTGCTGCAAGAGATTCAAATCCGATACTACTTCGCTCTATTTTATACGCTTATTTAGGTATAAAGGGTGGAATGAGAAGAAAAATCAGATGGAAAGTTATCGGAGAGGTACAAAATTACACAGATGCCGTTAAAATTCAATTGAGATCCGCTGAGACTGCTGCAGTTGCTGATCCTGTAGGTTTTACAGCAGGAACGGTTAGTGTTAGAGGAACAGGTATTGGTCACAATATTTACCTTCCTCACACAAATGCTGGGGTGGAGTTTGAATTGCCATATTATTCTAACAATTTGTTTCATTTTTCGTTTAATAGTACTGGATATGGTAGTACTGCTGGCGATGAGATGAATCATGATTGGATGAAAAATTTTGACATTTCTATTGATACAACCCAGACAACAGGGTCAATGTCTTACTTTGAAGACATTGCCACTGCAGAAGATTTTAATCTTATGCGGTACAACGGAGCTCCGTTTTATTCAACGGGCTAGGCGAG